GTATTAGTAATTGTGTTTCTGTAAGTAGTACCTGTTCCTAAAGTCAAAAAACTTCCTACATATAACCTATTCCAATAATTTTCTTGGGAGCCAATATCGTAAGTTTCTTCTTCTTGAGGAATTAAGTTATTAATAAACTGTGCAATAGGGTTAATTGTATCAGCATCAGTGTTACCGAATATAGAGTTATTATTAACAGTTAAATCTCTTTCAACTGTGGCATTTTGATCAACAAACAGATCTCCCGTCACCCTAGTTTTGGGAGATTGTAAAATAATGTTGCTATTCGGCACAAAAACTAATACATAACCGTCTAGGGCCTTAATTACATAATTTCCGGGATAATTTGATACATTAGTAAGTGACATTTATTCGATCCTCAGATGTATTTATTTTTAATGGATTCTTATTTGTACCGTGTCTATCATTGCAGAATTTTTATGAGGCCATCTTGGATGACTCATAAATCTTAAAACAATTCCGAATGAATTGTTAATAACACCTGAGTTTGATATGTTTGTTTCCCATAAGTCATTTTCGTTTCCATAAATTTTAATTGGTGCTAAATCTAAATTTGCTTTATTATCTCCAATTAATTTGTCATTGAGACACAATTGAATGGTATCATCAGTTATTCTACCGAATCTATTCATTGTAATTTTTACTTCAAAACCTGATATGTTCGACGGAATATTGATAAAATTAAATCCGGTTAACTTTAAAAAATATGTTTTTTCAACTAAATCTTTTTTTGGATCACGAGCAATGTGTAATAAGTCTCTTTGAGTTTTAACAAATTTACCGTCTAAATTTTTTAAACTATAAAAGTTGTCAATTTCAGTCCATTGAACATGAGAGGTTTCACTATCTTCTTCGGAATATTGAATGATGTTTGTAGGTAAAGCCCAATTTGATGTCATACTACTATTTACCTGTATAAAAAAATAGGGGGCGAGCCCCCTATTAATTTAGATTTAACTAGACATCAATGATTGTCAACTAAGACATCAGTACTGTTTGCTGCATCTAAATTCCATCCAACAGAAGCACCGCTGTTAAAGACAAAACTTCCACTGGCTGTAGATTGAACAACTACGGCTCTGCGGGCAGTTAATTTTTTAACCCAATAAGTACTTCCATTTCCATCTGTTGCAAGAATATTCATCTGACCTGCAACTAGTTGATCTGTATTAGTACTGACTAATCTTGCTACACCTGTACCATTTGCTGTTTGAACACGGTATTTTTTACTTGCTACCTGTTCGTCGATGTCTGCAACTAATGCAGAACCGCCTGTTAAAAATGCAGTAGCACGAATAACGTTGCTTACGCTAGTTGTTAATGTAGCAGTTGCACTTCCAATAACACTCATACTAGTTCCAGTAAACGAAACTGATGGTACTGTTAGGTATCCAGATCCTGCAGAATCTACTGTTACGCTTGTTACTGTGTTTCCAGTTTTTACAGCAGTACCAGCAGCAGTTGTTCCGCCCGGCAAGTTCGGTGCACTGAAAACAACGGTAACTGTTAATGTAGATTCAGGGTTTGTTCCAAGTGTAACTAAACTAACACCTTCACCACCTGTACCTGTTCCTTTAGGTACTCCGAAATATTTTGATTTAATAGGACGTCCCATTTGTTTTTCTCCTTATATTTGGCGTTCTAGGCCATACGCGGTTGGACCTCCGCATAATACTCTAGACTCTGTATTTAATAAAAAACCCGCCGAAGCGGGTTTTGATGGTGTAAAAATCAAGTAGTTGATTACTTGAAACTTACGTTTGCACTTGTGATTGCAACCTTACCTAAGTAATCAGCAGCGTTACCTAGAGAAGATGCTGTGTTTGTTAACTCAACATATCCGTAACGTGTTAGGAAGCCAACTACTGGCTCGAATGTTGCTGGATCTAGAACAACACCAGAACTCATTAGAGGAATATATGGGCAATAGAACGCAGCAGCGTCTGCTTCGCTAGAACCCTTATAACCAACAAGAATTTGGTTGTTGTCGTTTGTGTCGCTCATGTATGCATCAACATAAACACGCATTGCACCATTTAGAGTACCAACGAACTTGGTGTTTGTTGGAGCCTCGAATGTGCCTTCTGTTGTACGTGCAAATGCACTGGTTGTTGCGCTCTGTAGAATTGTTAGAGCCTGGTTAGAAACAACTGCCCAGTTAGCAGAACCACGACGTGTTCTTTGAGCAATTAAGTTACTTACACGGTTGATTTGAATTGCTAGAGCAGCATGTTCGTCACCAACGAATGTAGCAGTACCAGAAACTAAAGCCTGGTCGTATGTTTCTTCAACACTTGCTAGAGCACGTAGATTTGTTAAAATCTCTTGGTCAATTTCAGCAGTAATTTCTTGTGCTAGAGCAGCCATAATTTCTGCTTCGATATCAATACCTTGTTGTGCTTGTGCATCTTGTGCAGCCTCAAAGGTCCAGCGTGCGCTTAGTTTACGAGACTTAGCTTCGACTGGTGTCTTTAAGATTTGAATGCTCATACGCTTACCTGGTGTACCTTCTAGAGCGGCAGTTGTTGCTGCGCCGCCTGCAGAAGCGTTATTTCCAGAATATGCTTGAGCAATCTTGAATGGGCTTAGTGCTTCTTCACCTGCTGTTACAACATCACCAGAACCAACACCGTCAGCATAACGAACACGTAGAGTGTGGATCTGTGCAACAGGTCCTGTCATTGGCTGAACGCCAATGATTTCGTTAGCAATAACTGTTGGCATAACACGACGAATAACTGGAAGAATGACACGATTTAGTGTAGCAATATTTCCAGCACTTGTTGCACCTGCTGTTGCAGACTCTGCTAAGTAACGACGTGTGTTTTCTAGGCAAACGCCCATAGAAGCTTTACGGTTACCTTGTAGGCCTTCAAGCAGAGCTTCTTTGGTCTCTGACCATCTTTCATTTAAAAGTTTTGACATTTAAGTCTTCTCCTTGAATTTATTTTGATAGACCCGCCAATTTGCGGATATCTACAATGTTATCTAAGCCTACCTCGGGCTTCACTTCACGGTTGCCTGTTACAGCAGTCCCTTCTGTTAAAGTAGTTTTCTTTTCTACTTTTGTTTTTGCGCCTTCCATTACTGCGGGTAGGTATTTGTCGAATGCAGAACGTAGTTTTGGTGTTTGAACACTTTCTAACAATTCTTGCATTACCCCTCTTTTTTCACCACTAAGTGGTGACATTAATTCGGCCATTAATTGTTTGCGCTCCATTAGATCTTTAGTAACGCGAATTTCACGTTGTGCAGATTCTACTAAAGTCGACTTTTCTTCAACAGCCTGTTTTGCTTCTGCTAGTTCTTGTTCTTTCTTTTGAATAATCTTTAACAATTTGCTTGTTTCAGATTTTTCATTTAAGTAAGAACCGGCATACTCCTGTGCAAATGCTTCATAAATTCTTCTTCCAAAATCATTGTTACGAGCACTGTCAATATCTTCCTTAAGCTGAGTAATTTCAGCAGTAAGTTTCTTAGTCACAGCCTCTTCAACAACTTTTGCGGAACGTTTAATGAATGCAGTTTTGAGTTCTTCAAATTTAGATTTCGCTTCACGAATAAGTTTAACTTTTGTTTCTGCTAAATCTTGTTTATCGACCGCAAATTCTTTAATTTCTTTAGCAAGTGCGTGTACAATAAACTGTTCTAATTTTTCAAAATTTTCACCTACCTTACGGCGATCATTTTGAAATTCTACTACTTCTTTACCGAGTTGTTTGATTACAAATCCTTCTAGCTTTTTAGCATTCTCATTCATCTTTGAAAGATATGCTGATTTTGCTTCTGCTAGAGCCTTTTTGTCTTCATGCAATTCGGCCATTTCTGCGGCCAATCTGTCGCTTAACATTTTGTCGATTGCTTCAACCATAATGTGTTTATCATGATTGTACTTCTGAGCAAATTCTTCACGAAGTTCAGCGGTTACTTGGTCGCGATTCTCTTGTAATTTTTGGGCAAGAGCAGTTTCTAACTCAGACTTAACGTCTTCGTTAATTAACCCACTTTCAACCAATTTTTTGAATGCGTCCAACATTTATATTTCTCCTCGGGCTTATTTTAGACCTTTAATAATATTAAGGAGTGATTCCTTAAGATATTTTTGGGCCTTTGGATCTTCTTTTACTTCTGTAGCAACTCTAAATGCTTTATTTCCTCCCCTAGTGTTCATCAAATGCTCATAAACAGGAGTCGGATAAGCACCTGGGGCGCTAGGTTGTGCAACTATATCCACAGTAATAATTTCAAAGTCAGATACTTTGCCAGTCATATCGTCAACGTTGCCGCTGCCTCTACTACTGACGCCAAGTTTTACACCACTTTCAAGCATTGTGCGAATAAGGTTGCCCATTGGGGTTGGTAAGATTTTAAACTTACCGTATCCATTAGGACCGTCCATCCACATGTTCATAATCATGTGACTAACACGGTCTAAATTAACTTTAAGATCATCTGGATGATCTACTTCTCCAAGAACACTATAACCACTTTCGATCTGTTGATTTAAAGTTTTAACTGCACGTTCAATTTCGTCAACAGGATATACTCGTTGATTAGCATTTCGAATACCTCCTTGGATAGCAATACCTTTTAAATAAAGATTTTTGCCATCTTTGTCGTCCGACTCCATTATGATACCGGACTGATCAAAACTTAAATGTTCTTTTAAATATGCAAATTTCATCCAGGTTCTCTAATTACTTGCTATATGGCTTTAAGAATTGCTTGCTTGTTGCAGGATCAATGCTAGTTTGACCGGCTTTGTCGCCTGTTCCGGAACCTACTGGACCTGGACCTGCGCCCTTCCTCTCGGCACCGTGTCCACCTGCGACTTTGCTTAGGTTTTTAACACCCATTTTTCCGCCAGGAACATTTCCTTGTCCTTTGTCAAACTTTTCACCGGATGCTTTTACAACACCATGATTAACTTTGCCAGGACTTGTTCCAGTATTACTTTGTCCTTCAACTCCACCTTGAACTAGGTTTCCTGCATTAACACCTGCAGGACCTGGTTTGTTTTTACCGGATGCAATTGGGCTACGGCCTTCTACTGGAGCACCATCTTTATCACCTGTTCCTGCTCCGACATATTGACCTTGGCTTTTCATGGAATTTTTGTCCCAATCATTACCAACTTTTTCAACATATTCACGGGTCATGCGTTTGCCTTCAGCAAACCCCATTTTTAGATCTTCTGGCTTATCGTCACCGGGCATTGCGTCGCCCATGTCACCCATGTCATCCATGCTGCCCATTTCTCCACCTTTTGCCATTTCTAATTCAGCAAAGGCTGCTTCTAGTTCAGCAATAGCATCTTTAATTCCTGACATGGCATCTTCTTCAGAACCAGGTTCGTCAGCAGAAATTTCTTTTTCAAAATCGCCAGTTTTTTCTAATCCAGAAGGTTCTACGTCGTCGTCTCCTTCGTCCATGTCGTAAGCATCTTCAAATTCGGCGTCGTCCATTCCTTCTTCGACATCATCTTCGGCAGATTCTTCGACATCGTCTTCCATTCCTTCTTCGACATCATCTTCGGCAGATTCTTCGACATCGTCTTCCATTCCTTCTTCGACATCGTCGTCCGTCATACCTTCTTCAACGTCGTCTTCTGCTTCTTCAGCAATTAAATTTTCGTAAATTTCTCTAGACTTTTCAACAACGATTTCGTGAAAAAGTTCGTGGGCTTTATCCATTTCTTCGTTGACGACTAAGTCTACAAGTTCTTCAAACTTTTTAGACATTGCAAATATTCTCCTTATTTTGGTTGCGGCAAGGCTGTGTTATTATTTAAAAAATATTAAAAAAATGCAGACGAAATAGGCCAAAAATAGCAATTTTTGACCTAAAAAATTAAAAAAAATTATTTTTATGGTGCTGCTTCAGGTGGAGGTGCAGCATATATTTTTCTTACCAGTGCCAAATCTTCTTTTCTTTCTTTTTCCCTTGCATCGCCTGCTTTTCTTAATTCGTTTAACATTCTAAGAGTTAATCTAGTTTTTCTTAAATCATCAGGATTTAAGACGCTAGTGTCTTTGGAAGATTCATATCGAGGATCTTCCTGCATTTCTGCATTCTTTTTATCAAAATAAATGAATTCTCTTAAAAACATGATAATATTTATGCCGGTGGTGCTGGTTCAACAGGTGGCTGTTCAGATGGCATTCCTTCTGCAGGCGCTGTCGGTGGAGTAGTAGCATTAGATAAAGCCGACATATCACTGCCCATTCCCGAAGCAGTAATACCTACACTTCTCAATTCTGCACCTGCTGATAATGTTACATCTTCATCAACATTTTCTTCTTTCCAAAGTTTTTCATTATCGGCCATTTCTTCAGCAGATAATCCTAAGAATCTCTTTAAAGCAAATCTCTTTGACAAATAAGGAATTTGAGAAACATTGGTAAAGTTAGTCATTCTAACTCCATCCATTTCTGCTTGACGATAACTTGCAAAGTTTTGAGGAGGATTAAATTTTACTTCAAAAATATTGCTGTCGACATTAATTCCTTTGTTATGAAGATACAATTTAAATTCATTATCGAAATGTTCGTTAATTAAACTTTGTAATCTCTCACAATACTTGTTAAATCGTAATTCTTGAATGTATGCTGTTCCAACTCGACCATCATTGAAGTTAGATCCTCCGTCGTCGGGACCAGTAGGTAGATAACTGCTAGGAATCCGTAAAGCACGAAACAACTTATTAGTAAAATACTTAAGATCATCAATTTCTCCTAAATTAGTGCCCCCAGGTAATACTTCAACTTTACTACCTCGACCTTCTGCTGTTTGTGGGAAAAAATAGTCCTCATTAATTGAAAGTGGATTATATCCGGCATCTATTACGCTTTGGCTCCCGCCAGTGACACTTGGGATGCGTCTTTGGTTTACTTCATTTTTTACTCTTTCCACAAACCCCATTGCTAAGTGACTTGGCATGTTTCCAACGTCAATATAAAATACCCTACGCTCCGGTGCTCGTTGAATTCGATAGATAATAATAGCATCTTCAAGCAATTCTTTTTGTTTATATACTTTAAAAATTGCTTCTAACAAACTAGTACCAAAAGGATAGTTATTATCTAATCCTTCACTCATGCTGATATGAATAACATGTTCTGCATCTATAGCATATTGCTGTTCATTTTTTTGAAATCTATTGGCATTTAAATTTGTAGGATACGCACCGGTCATGCCCCTACTCATACCAACACCTGCATTATTACCTGCATAACCGCTGGCATATTGACTTCCACCGCCTGTTACGTTACTAGGATTAATAGCAGTTGTTGCCAATGTTTGTAAATTAGGATTAAAATCTCGAATTAGATATTGTTCAGGTAATTTACCCTCGCTTTCGTTAACAATAATACTGTCAACCTTTGCCGGATCAACATACATCCAACTTTGATTTTCTGGATCTCTTACAAAAAATACATCACCATATTTGAATGCATTTCTAATAATTTTAAATATTCTTTTTTGAAATTTATTCAGTTTTGACCATTGTTGAAGGTATTTTTTAATAACTGTTACTTCTGTAGTTGTGGCTTGTTCTTTAAAAAATATTCTAAATGGTGTACCGTTTTCTTCGTTTTGTTGTGTGCAAAATTCCGCTAAAATATCTAATGCAGCGTTTACCTCACTATCTGCATCCATAGTGTCGTATTGCCCATATCTTTCTAAACGGTTCGGATGACCAGAATAAACATCTGGCAAAAAACTAGAATAATTTCTATGTGCGGGTGTTGATGATAAACTTGATGCATTTGATCCATTTATTGGACTTAACGCACCAGAAGTATTAACAGGAGTGAAGTATTTTTTCCAAGACATAATTTTTACATGCTAAAAAGATCGCCGCTTAGAGCGCGAGTCGCATCAACAGTTCTCCTTGAATATTCGGCTGTTTCTTTAATATATTTTAAGGTTTCCGACGATATATTATTTAATCGTTGTAACTCATTATGTAAACTTTCCCACGACACATCTGAAGTAGAACTAACATCTCCGGGCAATTTTTGAGCAGCAGCAGATGAATTTTGTGTCGGACCTGTTGAATAATTTTGTAAGATTTCTCCTAATCTATCTAAAGGTAATACTGCTTCTGGTTGTCCTGCTTCTCCAATAAGGGCATTAGTAGGTTTAGTTACAATTCCCCCAGCAGCCATTGGAACTTTTTCTTTACCTGCTTTTAAGTAATCTACAACTTTACCAGCAAACCAATCTCCTCCATATGCTCCAATCATCCAACCTGCTGCGCCACCGGCAATCGTTCCAATACCAGGTAAAACTAATGATCCTAGTGCTGAACCTAATGCCCCTCCGGCGACACCGCCGGCTGTACTTGAAATTGACTTGGCTATATCTGCATAGAATGCACTTTCATCTGGATATTGACCTTTGCTTAATCCAATGTTTACTAAATCTAAAGCACCAACTAAGGCTGCTAGTCCGGGCACACCTCTCACAGTTTTCAAAATATCTAAAAATCGTTTTGGAACACTAAATTTTGAACCAGCAGCGCCTGCGGCGCCTGCACCCGCGCCTGCGCCAGCCGTTGCAGATCCTGCTGTGGTTGCTGCTGTCGTACCGGCACCGGCTGCGGCAGTAGTTGCCGCTCTAGCGGCTGTTGCTCCGCCGCCTCCTGCAGGTGGGCTGGGAGGTGTACTAACAGCAGGGGCGCCACCTGGTCTAGATCCGCCTCCAGCAGTAGGTGCTCGGCCTCTTCCCCTTCCTCTGCCTCTTCCACCAAATCCTCCTACAAGTTGTACAAAAAGTGGTTTATCAGGACTATAACCGCGTCTAGTTAACAATCCACCTCCGCCAGTTCCACCACCTCCAGGACCTGCTGCTCCTGCTGCTCCTGCTGCTTTTTTTGCATCTAACCATTCTTTTGCCATTAAAATGGCTTTAAGTCCAAGTAATCCAGTTACTACCCCAGCAATTGCATTAGTTAAACTTCCACCTAATGCAGCATCTAACTTTTGAAATCCTTCTAATGCACTTTTAACTTTATTTCCTAAAAATTCAAAAGGTTCTTTTAGGAGATCTACCACAACTTTTAATGCTTCAAAAGATAGTTTAAATGCACCGCCAATAAACTCTCCAACTCTTGTTACAATGCCCCATAAAATTTCTAAAGCGACACCTGCTGCACTTAACCAAGGTTCAAGCATTTCACTAACAGTAGTCCACATTTTTTTAAACATGGGAATTATTTCATTATTGAGATAATTCCCTAACTGTTCAATTTTAGGAACAAGAACATCTTTTAAAAAATTTCCAAATCTGTTCAATACAGGTTCAACTAGTTGAACAATTGGATTTATAAATTTATCTATCAGAGATTTTCTTATTTCTTCCATAGATTGAAGAAATGTGGCTTGAGTCCTTGCTTGAGATCCAGTTTGTTGTGCTAATTGTTCTTTTCTTATTCGTTCTTCTTGTGCTTGGGCATCTTCTTCAGTTTCAATGCCTTGCATAGTTGATCTATTTTGAATTTTTAATAAATCAGTTGCTATTTCAGCATTTTCACCTTGTTGTAAAGATAATACTCTTAATACTTCTTGTTTGTCTTTAACGTCTTTTATTAACGCACCTTGTAATGAAGCGCCTAATTTTCCAATATCATCAATAGTTTTTGTTTTATCTTTAACTGTGTCTGCATATTTTCCTAGTACTTCTCCTGCATTAGTAGCAAATGCTTCAAACTTTTTAGCAGGACCTGTCATAGGAGGCAATCCTAATATTCTCGACATTAACGCCTGTTCTGCTCCCTTGCCTCCTCGTTGTCGAGCCTGAGCCAATGCTGCTTCTGCTTTTGCTCTTTCTTCTACACTTAATGTAGATAAATGATTTTGTAAGGCAGCGTTCGCTGCTCGTTCTTTTGCCTGTGCTTCTTGCTCTTCTCTACTTTCACCTGTCAATCTTGCTAATGCATCTAATTGTTCTAAATACGCTTTTGCACTTTTTTCAAGAGCCGCTGTGTTTTGCATTTCTTGACGACTTCTACCACCAGACGCACTGACAAAACTTGCTAAACCGCTGTTAACTTCTGCTGCTGTAAATCCCAATGCTTTTAATCTTATACCAGTTTCACCTTCTTGAAGTGCGTTGGAAAGTTCTTTAAAATTTTTAGCACCGTTGTTTACATCGGAACCCATTTTTGCTAAATTTTGTGAGTTAGCCTTATTAAATGCAACGTATTCTTCTTGGGTAAGTCGCATCGCAGCCATTGCTGACCTTACCGCAGTTAGTTCTCCTCCAAAATTTACACCGACACTGGTAATTTGTTGAAATGTTTTAAAATTTTGTTCTTGGTATAATTGTATTAATCTAAAACCTTCTGCTACTTTTCCTATAGGACCGGGCAATGCTGTAAATGCTTTTAAAAGATCGCTAGTTTGTGCTTGTCCTTCTAATAATTTTCCTCCAAAATCTCCTAAAGCCTTTCCTACATTAATACCGGCACTAACGACACTGGCAGCAAATCCTCCAACTTTTTGACCTATCCCCATTAATCCAGTATTAACTGATTGCACTGCTCCGGGGTCAACTGTTGCTCCTCCAGCACTGGCAGCACCTGTTTTTTCTGCAAGTCGTCGTATTTCGGAAACATTCTGCTTATTTGCAGAAGTAACGGCCATTAATAATGCCCGCAAAGTCGCTTCTGTTGCTGCGTTGTTTAATTCAACGTATTCGTTGCCAATTGTTCCTGTTACGTCAGCCATTGTTTTTTATGAGTTAAATTAGTAGATAAATAGTTTATCCGGGTTTATCAGTTTATTTATCGGAGATTAAAATGACATCTGATCCACTAAAAATTACACCGAATCCTTTGGCTGCATTTATGCGTCAGCCAAAGATTTATATTAAATTACCTAGCCAAGGTAAATTTTGGCCTAATGGAAGTTTAGAAGTAACCGAAACAGGAGAATATCCTGTTTATTCAATGACTGCTAGAGATGAGTTAATGTTAAAAATTCCGGATGCTGTTATGAGCGGTCAAGCAGTGGTTGATGTAATTCAAAATTGTATGCCACACATAAAAAATGCTTGGCATATTCCGGCTATTGATTTAGATATAATATTAATTGGACTACGATTAGCAACCTACGGTGAAATTATGGAAACTCCTATTACAGTAGGAGAAAACGAATTTACATGTAATGTTGACCTACGACAAGTTTTAGATTCATTATATGCAAAAATTTCTTGGGAAGATGCTATATCTATTAATGATAATTTAACTGTTTTTGTAAAACCATTAACATATAAACATATTTCAGAAGCAGCATTAAAATCTTTTGAAACTCAAAAAATAATGTCAATTGTAGGCAATGATGAAATTTCTGAAGAAGAAAAAATAAAAGCGTTTAAAGAAAGTTTTAATAAACTAACTGAAGTAACAATTAGTATTGTTCAAAATAGTGTTTATAAAATTGATTCATCAGCCGGTAGTACTGACAATCCTCAACATATAAAAGAATTTGTTAATAACATTGACAAACAAATGTTTAATACAATACAAAATTTTTTAGAAACACAAAAAGCCAACAATGCTGTTCCTAATTTAACTATTACAACACCGCAAGATATTAAAGATAAAGGTTACACAGAAGATAAAATTGAAGTACCACTAGTCTTTGACCCATCAACTTTTTTCGTCTAAGGCTTTTGTATCTAGACGTTGAAGGTATTGATAAGTTTATCAAAGAATACGATAAAGATACAAAAGCCTTAAAATCAGAACTTTACAAAATTTGTTGGTACATGAGGGGCGGAATAACTTTATCCGAAGCCTATGAACTTAGTCAAGAAGAAAGAACGTTAATTTCTAAAATCATTGAAGATAATTTAGAAACAACTAAAAAAACTGGACTACCTTTCTTTTAAATGTCCATATTTAAAAATTTACTGTAAAATTTTGATTCTGGTACTGCTTGTGTTGTAGTGGTTTGATTCTTTCGAGAAGTTCTTTTCTTTTTACCCCCTTGTTGAACTTGCAAATTAGGTGTTCCGGATCCAGTTGCAGATGTTGCGGCTCCGCTTTTTTTAGCAATTGTAGCATCTACATTATTCTTAACACTTTCTAAATCTCTAGTTCTTAAAGTAGGAATAGTCTGATTAATTTGTTTTACTGTAATTTTAGGTGATGCTCCGGTTGCAGTTTGTCCTGTAGATGCAGTTTGTCCTGTAGATGCAGTTTGTCCTGTAGGTGCAGTTTGTCCTGTAGGTGCAGTTTGTCCTGTAGGTGCAGTTTGTCCTGTAGGTGCAGTTTGTCCTGTAGGTGCAACACTAGATGCTCCTCCGCTAACTGCTGAATTAGCACTTGTTGCTTGAGTAGATGTATTAGCAACGGCCTGCTGACCTGCTGTCCATCCTTGTTTCATTCCTTGCCAAAAATTCTTTCCCGCTTGAACCGCACCACCTGCTGTTGCCGCTAATGCTTTTCCTGTAGCAGTTGCTGCCTTTCCAATACCTTGACCAACCTGGGCCATGTTTAATTCATCTAATTGTTGATTTTCAACTATAAGTTCGTTAATACGCATATTATTTCCTTTATGGTGTAGTCGGTTGGGTTTTTCGTTTTGCTAAATTAGCATCAACTGTTTTTTGAACACTTTCTAAATCTCGAAATCGTAATTTTTTAATTGCTTGATTAATTTGAGTCACAGTGAGTTTTGTAGATGGCTGACTTGATGCTTGAGAAACAGGTGGAGATTGATTTGATACAATATTCATAGACTGAAAAGTCGACGAAATAATAGAATCATCAACTCCTGATTTTCTTAAAATTTCTGCAACAGCATCACTGTCAGTTGGACTTCCTGCGGCTTGCCATGCTTTCATTAATTTATCAGCAGTTACTCTAGTAGTTAAATTTGTACCAAATTGTTTTAATTTGTCCATTACACCTTCGTGTACTAATGATTTTCTATCTACAGTATAGAATATTTTTTTAATTTGCTGAAAAGATAAACTTTCTGGTGTCGATTGTTGTGTTGGTGTTTGATTCCCAGCAGCACCTGTATTGTCTTTACCGATATTTTTAGCATCACCGGCAGCGGCCACAGCACCTTGACTAAGACTTTGACCTGCTTGGGCCATGCCATTAATCCATTTTAGTAATCCGTCATTGGCCAATTGGTCTGCACGAGCATTAACCATTATATCTTTGATCGCAGCCCTGTATTCAGGAGATCTAATCTCCTGGGCGATAGTTTTCAATAGATCAAAACCGCCGGCTTGACCATTACGGATCATACTCATAGCGTCATTAATGGCTGTCTGTTGTTCAGGAAATACTGCGACATTGAATCCTTGCACAGTCTGTTTCCATTCTGTGCCCGGACCTGTAATAGTTCTAGTAGCTCCGTAGTTAACATTGGCTAACCCAGATTCCTCAGCCCCAGGAACAGGCAATGCTTTAACTCTCATTCCCTCTACGAATTTTCCCAACATTTCAAAGGCTTTACCAGATAGGTAGCCTAAAGCCGCAGTTTTAATACCTTTTCCGATCGCAGTTGAAAGTTTTTCACCTTTCATTAATTCAGTAGTGCCTCTTAGTATCTGACCTGCGATAGCACCACCTAAAGGCCCCCCCGCTAATGATGCAACGGCAGTTAACACACCGATAATCACTGCGGTTTTTCCAGGATTTGCCTTAGCCCATTCTCCTGCTTGAGTTAAATTTTGAGTTAAATTTGGAAACTTAGCACTAATCTTTGCTTTTAGTTCTTCAAATTTTTGATCAAACGCCTGTACAGGTTTAGTGTTTTGCGCCCACTGCCCTGCTTTGTTAATAATATCGTTAACTTTTTGAACTGCTTGGACAGGCAATTTTGCAACATCTACGGCTTTTCCTAATCCAGTTCTGTTAGATCCACTAGCAGTTGCCGATTGCTCTACATTTTTAAATAATTGAGATATTTGATCTGTAGTTAATGTTGCTTCAATTAAAGGTAAAAACTCTCTATGTATTCCTCTAATTATTTTATTTTGTTCTTCGGTCAAACCTCGGCATATATTCTCTAAGAGAATTCGGCTTTCGTTTAATTTTTCTTCTACAATTAATCTTTGCGAAAAAGTTAAAGGCATAATTTTATCCACTCTATATCACTATTTATAAACGAACTGCGTTCGTATGCTTCTTCGTCTATCAACTCGAAGCATATTTAGATAGTTAAGAGAGATATATCATCTAGATTAAGTGGTCACTCTTTGCCCGAGCAGGGCAAAAAAATAACTGAACATCATCTGAGTTGCACAGTCACATAGCATTACTGCATTACAGTGGCGGTCGACCGGTACCACGAGCAGCGTCTTTATTCGACGGCAGGAGCATCTAGGCATGCTATCACCTATATGTCCGTTAGGGAATTACCCTTCTTTTTGCCTATTCAATCCTCTTCAAACAACCAAATCGCAGGGCTTAGTAGCGATCCTCATCCTTTCGGGTAGTGGTTGAGTACTCACAGCGGCGAGAGTTTTCCGTTCCCTGCGATCCGAGATCCAGGTATTGGGCATAAGAAATTAGCCTACGCTGAGCCTTTACCGCTTAAAAGTGCCTTAAGATTTTAATATGTGTGAGCCATGGACACGGACTTGTATATGCCCGTTATAATATTCGTTTGTTTCTAAAACTCGCCTTGAAAATTGTTCTCTTGCCTCAATGTAACTGCATTCTGCTTTAGATTTACAAAAATAAAGTATTTCTCTTATAAAATTTTCTGTGCCTAGTTGTACTACATCTTTATTCAATTGTTCGTTTGAGCCATAATAATCTTGCCAGTCGCTGTCTATTTTGCTTCGAATTTTCTTTTTCTTTTTTGTGCCGTTCTTTAACTTTACAGTCTTGTAGGTCGTTTTACTAAATTTTGCCAATTTTTTGCCAATGTATTTTCTATTTGTTATTTTGTTAGTAATGATATAAACAAAGCCTACACAATCTTCGGGTAATTCTGTTATGGTATTATTTTGATATAGCCAAGTCATGTTTTTTCGTCTTTTTCGTTGCTTTTTCTTCTCTAAGACGAATTTTTTCTAATCTTTTGTTTGCCATAAATTCTTGTGATACTTTTTGACCTTGTCTTTTCATTTCATTAGCAATTTTTGCAATAGATCTTAAACTCCTTCTAGAAACCATAGCAGGATCTCTACCTTTGGTTCTTATAAAAAGTTGGTGAGAATTGTGTAAAGTAGCAAACTCTGAAATTAGTTGAGAGTATAAATTTTTATATTTTTCTAATTCAATGTTCGACATAATCAATATCATTTGAATAACTTGTAAATCCGTTTTCTTTTGTTACTTTTAATACGTTATTAACTCGTCCAATCAATTCATCTTTATGAGATATTAAGTATATATTCTTATTTCTATCCCTGGCCATTTTTTTCAATACCGCTAAACTGGCTTCAACGCCGGCAAAGTCCATTCCTGCATCGACCAATTCATCAATAAACAACAAATTAATACTTTGGTACAGTCCTTCCCAAACATCTCTAAAAGCAAAACTCATTGAAAGGATCAGTCTATTTCGTTCTCCTCTGCTTAAATTATCAAAGTCTAATTCTTGACCTAATTGAGTAATTTCTACAGTTAAATCGTTTTGAAACACAACCTTGTGAGGAAGCCCTAACTTGTCAATGTAATAGGTTAATCTTTTGTTTAGGTAATTTAAATTTTGATCTATAATTTTCTTTCTGATAAAACTATCTTTATTAGTTAATAATTTTAATAAAAACTCTTGATGATCTTTTAATTTTGTTAGATCGTTAATGGCAGTCCAATCGACTGTTTGAATTGCAGTTTTCTTTAAATCATCTATTTGTTCTTGATAAGGATTTTTTTCGTCTGCTTTTTCTAACAAAGATTTTTCTAAATTATCGAGATTATTTTTGTGTCCCAGTGCTTCTGCTTCTGTTTCGTAAAATGTGTTAGGTTTAGGAAAAACATTTTTTTCGCTAATTTCTTCTGATATTTTTTCTAAATCATTTACTACCTTATCAAAGTAAGTTTGTGCATCGGCTAAATTATTCATAGCAGTTGCAGTCATTTCTTGGTGTTTATGATCGTGCAACTCTTGTTCACACGCCGGGCAAGTTTTACTAGATAGAGACTCTACTTCTCGAACATATTTGTCTCTAGTTTTTTGAGCCTGTATAACTGCGCTTTCTAGGGTTGCTTTTTGTTTGTTAAGACCTCGAATTTTTGTATCAAGTTCTTCCCAAAGTTTTAAATTTTTATGATTTTCTAATTCTTGAATAATATCTACTGATTCGAGATTAACAATGGCTCGACCTAAACTTTCCAATTCTTGTTGATGTTTAGTATCCCATAGATTACTTTTTAATTGCAAACTATCAATACTTTTTTGTATGTTTTCGTTTGATGTTTTAATAGTTTCAATTTTTAAATTTTCTGCTAAAATTTTATCTTTGGTATTTTTGATTTCAATTTTTAAATTTTCTGCTTTTGTAGAAAGAATAGTAATTCCAAGAAGTTGTTCAATAATTTCTCGTTGATCTGCCGCTCTCATTGCAAGGAACGGTTCAGTGTATGTATTAAGGGCAACAAGATGTTTAAACATTGAATGACTCATTTCGAGCATTTCTTCAATTGTTTTTTGAGTTTCTCTACTATCTCCTTGACTTTCGTCTTCATCTTTGGCTTTTAATTCTTTGTTATTAACAAACAATTTTAAAATGTTAGGTTTTCTGCCACGCTCAATTCGATAGTGTGCGTTGTTTTTTTCAAAGTCAACAGTAACTAACATGTTTTTACCGTTGATTTTATTAATAAGATTTTCTTTTTTAATATTAGTTAATGCTTGGCCGTACAATGCGTAACTTAATGCATTAATAATTGTAGTTTTACCGGTACCGTTTCTTGAACCAGTATCGTCTCCGCCAAGGTCTAAGTTTGATCCAAGCACAAGAGTTAAATGATCTTTATTAAAATTTACTGCCTGAGTTTGATTACCCACGCTCATGAAATTTTTAACAGTAATAGTTTTTAGTTTAAACATTGATTGATTCTAAGTTTTTTCTTTCAAATTCACCAAAAATTTCAAGAACATCTTTGGGAATTTCTTTTTCAGGGTCAACCTTTACATAAGGATTGTTTCGATTGAACATATCTTCACCTTTTAAAATTTTTTCTTTGATGTGTTCGGGTGTTTTAAATTTGTCTTGATTAAGTTCTTGGTGAGCAAATGTTTCGATTTTATATTGAATAGTTTTTACATCACCCCAATAAGTTAGGTGCCATCCGCCTCTAGAAATTAAACCATAACCGTATTTTTCATTTCTTAGTTGTTGCGGGCTTAGTTCTTTAACAATTTTGTTAGTGCTGATTGTAGTACCTCTTATTGGGACAACCTGTTTTTGTCTAAAATTATATGCATAATGATCTTGCTCAACTGCTAATCTATCCCAACCTTTAGAAAAATATTCTTTGGCAATGTTAATACATTCTTTATGAGGAATTTCGTCAAGGTCACTAATCATAATAATATCGTGGTCATCGAATAAATTTAATGCTTTGCTAATATAGTTTCTTTGAGCATTTTCTTGTTGCCACGGCCCTGTGTCATAATCTCTTTCCCAGGAAGGTAATTTATTATAATTAAACTTTTCTCGATCTACAATAAAGGGAAAATAGAGAATTTTATCTAAAAATTCTCTATACCTAAATAAATTTTCTGCAAAGTGCAAAGGTTTTTCATGACCACTTTGTGTAATGTTCGATTCTACAAGAACAAAAAAGTCGACATGATCTTTTAGATATTGTAATCTTCCTTTTAATAATTCAAATTCATTAAAAAACATAAAACAGTCTACTATTTTCATATGCTGTTGTAAATTTTTAATAAAACGTTTTTGTCAAAATCTTTGCTATCAATATTAACTAGTTGTTCTGAAACAATTTGATCAACACTTTCAAATTTTTGATCTGGGTTGTCATCAATAGTCCCTTCAAGATTTATTTTATCTTGAATTAAACTTATTTCTCTAATATCGTGTTCTTTAGTGAAAGTTTCTTTAATAAAATTTGCTTCTTCAAAACTAATATCGATATCTAAATTTACTTTTAAGTACATTTTAGATTTTAAAATTTCATCCTTCTTATCAATTAAATCTGAAAGTTTAACATGTCTAAATTTGGGACAATCGAGCCAGTTTATATAT